ACGTTTAGGCTTGACCTTGCCAGTCTTGATCGGCGGCGCAACCACCTCGAAAGAACATACCGCCATTAAACTTTATCCAAAATACAAACAACACGGCGTGTTCTATACCTCAAACGCCTCCCGTGCGGTCACAGTCTGTGCCACGTTGATGAACCCGGAAGGGCGTGTGGCATTGTGGGAGCAATTCAAGAAAGATTACGAGAAAATTCAACAATCTTTCTCTAATCGTAAACCACTGCGCAAACAGCTCAGCATTGAAGAAGCGCGCGCCAACCGTTTTGATGGCTTTAGCGGCGAATGGGCAGATTATGTACCGCCAACGCCAAAACAAACGGGCATTGTGGAATTTAAAAACGTGCCGATTGCCGAACTACGCAAATTTATCGACTGGTCGCCGTTCTTCCGCGTGTGGGGCTTAATGGGTGGCTATCCAGATGCCTTTGATCATCCGGAAAGTGGCGAAGAAGCCCGCCGCGTGTGGAATGATGCGCAAGCGATGTTAGATGCTTTCGAACAAAACCACAAACTTAACCCAAGCGGCGTGTTGGGTATTTTCCCTGCGGAACGTGTGGGCGATGATGTGGTGTTATTCTCCGATGAAGACCGCACTCAACCTATCGGCACGGCTTACGGCTTACGCCAACAAACGGAACGTGGCAAAAACAGCAAAAGCCAATTTAACTTTGCCTTAAGCGACTTTATCGCCGATCGCGAAAGTGGCAAAAAAGACTGGATGGGGATGTTCGCTGTCTGTGCCGGCGTTGAAGAAATGGATTTAGTGGAAGGCTACAAAGCGGCAGGCGACGACTACAACGCCATCTTGCTACAAGCTGTAGGCGACCGTCTCGCTGAAGCCATGGCGGAATACCTGCACTTCGAACTCCGTACCCGCATTTGGGGCTACACCCAAGAGGAATTCGACAACCAAGGCTTAATCAACGAAAACTATGTGGGCATCCGCCCTGCACCGGGTTACCCAAGCTGCCCGGAACACACGGAAAAAGCCTTGATTTGGGATTTATTAGAAGTGGAACAACGCATCGGCATGAAACTCACCGAAAGCTACGCCATGTGGCCGGCAGCTTCTGTCTGCGGTTGGTATTTCACCCACCCTGCAAGTAACTATTTCACTTTAGGTCGCATCGATGAAGACCAAGCTCAAGATTACGCCAAACGTAAAGGTTGGGATGAGAGAGAGATGATGAAGTGGTTGGGTGTGGCGATGAAGTGAATTTTATTCTAGAAAAAAAGTAATTATGTAATTTTACTAAAATTGAGGTTAATACAATGAAATATATACACAATATATCTGGAAAAATTGAGCATCTAGACTATGAAATAAATATTGATTTAAATGGTAAAAACTTAATTCTTGTTGGTGCTAACGGAGTCGGAAAAACATCAATATTAAATTCAATTTATAAATCTATTAACATAGAGCTCGAAAAAAACAACTCTCAAATAGATAGTTTTAAGGACACATTAGATTATTATAAACGTGATATAAAAAATTATACTGAAGGATCAAATGAATACATAGATAAATTCAATTCAATAAAATATTATGAAGAAAAACTAAAAGAGTTTAATTCACCATTAACGCTTTCAATTCCTAATATAAGTGATTTTATTAGAAATTTTAATACAAAAAAAGCAATCAGATCTAATTTTTCTGCATACAGAATAAGTAGAATTCAAGCGACATCTTCATCTACATCTTTAGAGGAAGAGAAGAAAAATTCTCTTGAGTTAGAATATGTGGGTTCTACATTAGAACAACATCTTTTAAATATAAGAGTCACTAAATCATTACTTATGACAGAGGCTAAAGATCATGTGAAAGCTAATAAATTCTCACAATGGTTTGATAATTTTGAGCGCCAATTAAAATATCTTTTTGAAGATAATGACACAAAACTAAAGTTTGATGTTTCATCAATGAAATTCTATATTATTCAAAGAAATAAGAAATTTACATTTCAAAATCTCTCATCTGGCTATCAAGCCATTTTTGACATTTATGCAGATCTGTTAATGAGAACTGAACTGTTTGATATAACTCCAGATGAATTAACTGGTGTAGTACTAATTGATGAAATAGATGCCCATTTACATATATCTTTACAAAAGATAATTTTACCTTTTTTCATTAACTCCTTTCCAAAGGTTCAATTTATTGTAAGCACGCATTCTCCATTTGTAATTAGCTCTAGTTCTGATACAGTAATTTATGATTTAACAAAACAAGAACTTATTACAAACAATGTAACATTTTATTCAAATGATGCTATTGTGAAAGGATTGTTTCATGTAAATACAACTCATAGCATAGAACTCCAGAATATAATTGATGAACTGAAAGAAGTTATAGATTCAGATATTAATGACTCGAATAAATTAAGAGAACATATAAAAAAGCTAGAACCATTTAAAGAAAGCTTAACTAATTCAGCGAAAGTAATCCTATTATTAGCAGAAAACAAGGTTCTAGATATAGAGGAGAATAGATAAATGTTTTTTGTTAATAGGGATCCACAATTACCTAATAGTCTATCAAAAACTATAAAAGATTATAGAACTGAAGAGGTTATTACAAAGTTAAATGAAATGTTTTTTGGTAAATGTTATTTATGTGAAAAAGATAACATTTCAGATATTGAAGTTGAACACCTCATACCACATAAGAACAATGAAAATTTAAAATATGATTGGAATAATTTATTTTATTCTTGTTCTAGATGTAACAGTATAAAAGGCACAAAAGAGAAAATTTTGGATTGCACAAACATTGATGATGCCGCGCGCGATAATTTATCCATAATCAGCGCAATAAATCAGATAAAATATTTTTACACATAATGAAACGAAGTTACAAAAAAACGTGATGATTACAATTTTAATCGGTAGCGCTACATCAAATCTGAAATTAAACACCTATCATTGACCACTAATTTTCGCCCAAACTCACTAACGCGCATAAACAAAAAAACAGCAGGAATTAACCCTGCCGTCTTTGTTTTGTTATATTGAATAAGTTTATAAAAGTTTTTTAACATTTCCGCCCATGATAATTTTTCCGCCTTGCAGACTGGATTAAACATATCTGCCACATCTGGTTTTAGGCGTAAAAGTATCTGTCTATAGTTATCCTTGGTTAATGTCAACTACATCAAGCGGGCTTTGTGCGTCCGCGTAAAATGAGCCGTTAGCGTTGTGCCAGTGCGTAGGCGGAAGCTCATCGCCGTTATGCTCAACGATTAATAGCTTGCCAAATTGGCTCTCATAGACGACGGTGCCGGTATTGCCGTTGCGGAGGGTGACTGTTTTATTTTGCATTGTTTAATCCTTATTTGGGTTGTTGATTATTTCTTCATAAAGTGCGGTCATTTTTTTAAAACGTTTGAAAGCTACTCCTCCCCAACTTTGAACACATAACGATGTAGGCTTTGTAAGCCGTTTTTGACGCTATAAAGCGCTATTTGGCTAAATTGCTCACCATCTACCTTTTTGGTGTCCGGGTAAACAAACTCGGTCGCGGTGGTGTCAATAGACCGCACCACGGTGTTGCCGTCCAGTAAATCTACTTTATAGCTAACATCCTTGCCCAAAACGGTGCTATCGTCCGTGTGTGGAATCAACTTATCTGCCTGCACATCACGGTCACGGTGCGTCCAAGTGAGCTTAAATGCGGATTTGTCATTAATGGTGTTGCCGTAGCCACCATCAATTTGTACTTTACCTGGCGGATAAGGGCGGGCTTGACGTTGGCGGGTGGTAAGTGTAAGCACCTGGGCCTTGCTCTCATCAAGCGTTTGCTGTGCCGTGCGGGTGAGCAATTTGGCTTTGATTTGCTCGCCCACGGTGTATTTTGTCTCATCCGTACCGGCGGCAAGCAGATAGCACCACGCCAAGGCGCCCGCTTTGTGCGCCTGCGGGATAGTGTCCGCGCAACCGCGCCCCACGGTCATTGTGCCGGTTTTAAAATCGACGGAATCAATCTTGATAATCTCATCATCAACAATGAGTGCCTCGGCGCCCGAGAGAGCAGCATACTCACCCTCTAGCTTAAACTTAATGCTTGTTTGATATGGCGTGATATCACCGACCAGCTCAATACATGGCGTGAATGAGCCCGTCGCGGTTTGTGCGTAACCCGCACCTACGTTGACTAACATGTCATACCCCACGGAAAGCGGAGTAGGTTGTGCACCTAGACTCCACATAAAACAGTCAGTCGGCTTGATATAAGCGCGCTCTGCGTCAGATAACACAAGCGGGAGCACGTGATACGGCACCTCAAATAAGCGCGCGGAATCAATAGGTTTGGCGGTGTAGTCTGGGGGCGTGTAAAGTGACTCGCCTTTTTGCGTAGAGTAGTTGGCGGCAGGAAGCCCAAACACATCTTGCAGACAGGTAGCGATAATCTCGCCCTCGTTGCCGTTTTTGAGCTCACCCACGCGGAAGACTACATCCACAATGTCACGCTCAGGCAGATTAACCCGGATAACATCGCCCGGGCGTAACTCACTGCCGCGCATATCAAATGTGATTTTAAGTCGCGTTAAGCCACTGGCAATCATCTCTAAATCGCGCTGTGCGACGCGTGCAGCCAAATCAAAGGTTGGAATCCCTTTGTACTCAACTGTCTTGCTAATTACGCCGTGCATTTGCACTGCCGCGATATTGTTAGCAATAGCCTGGTCGTCGCGGTTTGTTACCGGCTCACGGTATTTAACAATGATTTGATTAGCCTGTTTATCAGTCGCCGCACTGTCGTCATCGAGCACGGACAGAATCCCATTATCGTATGTAAACAGCGGTAAATCCTCGACTTTGTAATCATGACGAATCAGTTTAATTGCCTGTTTACCTGTCTCAATGTTGTCATATTGCGCCGCACCGATATGGTCAACAATCTGCTGTATAAACTCCTTGATGGAGGTTTGGCGGTTGTAGCGGATGCATAAACCAAATCCCTCAGTATAAAGCGTATCGGCGGCTTTTTTGTAACTATCCAAATCCAAATCTGAAAGGTCTTTTTTACCGCCCCAACTCTTATTCGTGGCGCACTCAACTAAGATATGCGCGGGGTTCATCGCGTGGATTTCGCGTACATTTTGCTCTTGCTCCGGTGTTAAGCCGGAGATTTTGAGATTATCGTTACGTAGCAAGATTTTAGCTTTTTCTGGGTACCACACCGCACCATCATGCCAGCCTTTATTTGCTCTGCGCACGCGGTAACTATGCTTTTTGGGATAGGCGTTATAGCAACTAATCAACCCGCTAAACACTGTCGTGACGACACCGCGGAAACCGGGGATTTTATCTTCCGGGGACAATTCTCCCGGCAATACCTCCCCCGGAGAGAAAAAACTTTTGGATTGCTTAAATCCTTCAGATTTTCGACGGCTGCCGAAAAAAAAACGGCGCGTATCTAAAGCCGGATTAAGCACACCTTTAAGCAAATTAATCAGCATTTGTGTTGGCTTTTGGTCGGGCTCACCCATGAGTATCTCCATGCGGCCCTGAATCCCACCCTCGCCGCCAGTGTTATCACCGCCGAAGAGGTTGGGCTTGTCGATATAAATCGCCTGAGAGTGAGTGAGCTCACCTGGCTTGCCGACATAAGCCGTCTTGTCATCAACACGGAGCTCGACAATCTCGTCCACGGGTCCACGCCCAAGCCCACTTTGGATATCCCAATAATAGCGATAACCAACCGTTACCGACCCGCCGCCACGTTTACCCCCCATTATTTATCTCCTTGACGCGCCGCAATGGCGGCATTAATACATTTACGGGCAAACACACTGCCCGTATTTAAAAGCACCTCAGAATCAATCCCGTGTGCTAAAAAATCGGCATAGTCCAAGCCCTCACGCACAAAAAACGCCTCCACGCCCGCCGCGCAGAAATCTACCCGGCGCATGTCTTGCATTGTGATAGTCATCTTGTCCATAACTTAACCTTTTTTAATCTCTGTCGTGCGGTAGTTACCATACGCCAACACTTGCCAGTCCTCAGTCCAACAATCGCCAAAAAACACACACTGCGGCGTGCCCTCATCGATTTGTGGAAAATTCCAATCTTTGGCCCCGACTGCCTCGGGGCTATTGTTTGATTGCTTGCGCGCCGTAGCTTGACTGACCAAATAACTAATAGCCATCACAACCACCATCCGCACGATTGCCCATCCGATTGCTGCCCACATAATTAATCCTCCTTAAAATACCCGTGAACCATCATACGGCGACTTATTCGGCATGTGCGGTGCGCCGCCGAAATTGAGTATATTGTTAAATTTTTTAAGGCACGTCTCGGCGCGTCCGTCGCACCCGGGATACACTTTGATGACCGTGCCGACAGACAACTTTTGGGTGCCGCCCATGAGTGTGAGCTTATTATTTTGGTGAACGGTCACCGCGCGCACCTCGCGCACACCGTCGTCCATCCACTCGATGAAACCTGCATTAAACCAACCTTGAGGGAGGTTTTGCGGTACATCAACGGTAATTGACACACCGTCCATCGCGCTGATTGTGAGCCCCGCAACAACAAAGTTGCCGGGCTTAACTTTGCAATCCACGTCATATAGCGTGTACGGGCAGTTACGCCCCCACGTCAAACGCAAACCGGCGCTCTCCATTGTCTCCGAAAGTGCGGCGGAAATCAGTTGTGTGGTCGCGATGTCCGGGCGTTTTGCCTCCACAATCGTACCAATCCACACCACCCGAATCTCAGTATCCATCCAGTTTAAGCGCATTACAGTTAATGTAACCGTTTGACTCGGCGGAAGCCCACGATACAGTCGCGCCACCAGGTTATTGCTCGGCAATTTAATTGTAATTTTGCCTTCGCCGCCGTCCCCTCGCTCATCTTTAATTGCCGTTGCAAGCCATTTTTGACCATTAATCTCTAAATCCATGTCTGCGTCGCAAAATCGCCAAATTTTCTCGTTTTCGCCGCGGGTAAACTGATACAGATTAACCGGCTGACCCTTTGCGACAGAATGTGTTTTGCTTAAATAACTCATCTTTAAATATCCTTTAAACCTTCTTTAAAAGTGCGGTCGTTTTTGCCGACGTTTTTACGGCTCCAGCTCATCGCGGAGTCCGCGGAAGCTCACTGTCACCGTTGCCGCACCGTCCGCATCTGTGTGATGAACCCAGCTTACTGTGTCGCTCTCCAAGCGGGACAGCGTTAAATACGAAATCTTAAGAATCTCAGTCTGCCTGATGTTGAGCGTGTCGCCGTCAAATGCGAGCCGCTCTGTTGCAGAGTTAATCACTGCGGATGACACAATACGGCGATAAAAAATCCGTCCTCCGGAGCACTCAATGCGCACATCTTGGCGTCCTGTTTGCTTTTGCAGTGCACCGGTATAGTTGATGTAAGCAATATCTAAGGTCTTGCCGACAATATCACCAACAGGCGTCACATCCGTGCTTGAGGTTGCCACCCAAATCGCGTGCTGACGACCGCGTAAGTGATAAAATAGATTGCGGAGCTTGCGTTGTTCTTCCCGCCCACTTACCACAAAACGGTGGGCAGTGATTTGCATCGCCTTGTTGGCCGTATCTAAGTAGTACGGCAAACCAGTCTCGTTATCTAACGTCTTAATCAGACGCGCATATTGCGCGGTGATGTCTTCCGACCACTCCGAGGTTGGCTCTAACACCGGGTGGTTGCGATAGGTTGGCAAATGGCTCACATCATCACTCCACGCATTATGCTCGTGCAGTTGAAGGCGGATTTGCGCAGTAGAGACGTTGTCGCTTAAACGACGCACTTGCGGCATATCTGTAAGCACAGCAGAGCGGAGCGGGTAAACTGCGGTAAAAGTGCGGTCATAATTGCCAACGATTGGGCGTTTGACCGTGATTTTATTGGGCTCTAATGCCGTGATTTCGACCATCTCTTTGTTGCTTCCGGTCATCAAAATTGCGCGACCGCCGACAGCAAAATCATAGCCCACCGTGTTAATAGGTAACTCCACCGCACCTTGTTGCACGGGTTGTAACAGTCTTGCACAGTCGGTAAAAATCGGCAGTGACCACACGCGTGAGCCGTAGCCGTAAAGGGCGGACTCAAACAGTTGCCGCTCCACCTCCGAAAAACTCACTTTAAACTCAAAGGTACGGCGCGGGCTTAGACGGCGCGCAATGCGTTGTTCTGCGGCAGTGACGGATTGATGCACGCGCGTGAGCCACTCTAAATTTTCGGTTACATCTTCCGACCAGTCGGGCATAAACGACCAGTCGGTTGAGCGCGAGCCGGTAATGCGTAAGGTGACAGGACTTTTGCCCAAAAAGTTAAACGTGACGACGCAATCAATCACCGGCGCGCCTTGCATGCCGACTTTAACCGTCCATTTTTTAAGGGCGAGCGCGTTAAACGTGCCGGATGTTGGGCCGACAAGCTCTATGCCCTCACCACCGACGACGGAAACAGATAAAAGTTTTACCGCACTTTTGTTGGCATTCCAAACTTGGATTTTAAAAGTCTGGTCGGTTGAGATTGAGCCAAGATTGACGGTGTGCGGGATAACAATAATGCGCTTGTAAAGATCAGAGTAATAGTTAGGGATAACATACGCCTGCGCACCCAACGTCTGATTTTTGATATTGCGCGCCTGAATCTGACCGTCAGTGATTGCATTTTGTGCAACAAGTCGGGAATTTGCGCCGCGATACGTCACCAAACCGTCAAGATAGGCGGTATCCTTAATCTGTGCGGGGGCGCCAAGTGAAATCTTATAGCCGTTAATCTTTGCCATAAGGATTACTCAATAATGCGGTATGCCACACCGTATTCGCCGGAGTTTTCGCCTCCTTCGGCCGCAATCGATGTGGAGGCGGGTTGATATTGCGCGCTCGGAACAAACATCCAAGTCTCACCGTTAATTTGTAATTTTTGACGCGGCACGATGCCGACAATTTTGCACTCATAGCGATCAGGAACGGTACCGAGGCGGCGGAATAAGTTATCTTTACATTGTGCAATCACCGCATTAGGTACGGGCATTGCGAGCTGTCCGAATTTGCTTTGACTATGGGTTAATAACATCCGGTCCGGATTATGCTCATGATCATCAGCACGTCCATTTGTAAGCATATAACAGCCGGTTTCCGAGGATGATAACGCATACTCATAACGCGAATCTGCACAAAAATACCAAGGCGCCCGGGTATCCCCGCCAATCTTATCAGCGCGAACAGCCGGCCCGTAAGAATTATCCCCGGAAGACATGCCGAAAGTATGGTAGCCATTTAAGCGAGGACGGTTATAAGTACTATTATTAACTGTTGTCCCAAAAACGTATTGTCCGCCGGTATATTGCCCCTCTTTGTTGAGCGTGCCTAACCCAAAATGGCGGAATCGCTCCGCTTGATACTGCACGCACACATGCAAGTATTGCGCCGTGCCGAAAAAGTCATAACTGACAAATTTACCGTTTTGCAAATGGGACGTGCGGGTTTTTGTTTTGAGGTAAGAGTTATTGCATGAGGCCCCCGGCTGATTGAAGCAGTCGCGATTTTTATCAACGCCGGTGCTGGCAATTACAAACAACATATTGTCTTTAAACTCAAGTGCCCAATAGCCATCTGCGTTGCTTAAATAAAGCACATTTGTGCTATTTTTTTGGATAGTCCAGTTAAGCTTAACAGCAAACTCGGCGAGCTTACTTAGTAAATCTGCGACGTTAATCGCGGTGCCTGTTTGATACGCCATATTACGCTCCAAGTTCTAATACAAAATAATCGGTTGTTTTGGTGCGGAACGCGCCATTACACACCACACCCTTATTGCCGTTTGGCAGTGTCACTTCGTCTCCCACTGCACGTTGTACGCCCGGAATCCAATAAACACCATCATACGCACCCCATCGGTTTTCGCCCTGCGATGATTTTTTAAAGCTAATAAACTCAACTGGGAAGAGCGGATAACTTCCGCCTGGGGAAGCGCTTAATGTTTTCATTACGTACCAATTTTTATCATTATGTTTTTGCGAAATCGCGCACGGATAAAGCAATTGCTCGCTTGAATCGTTGGAATATGTTTGATAATCGGTTCCGCTAAAATCTCGCCAGCTTTGGTCTGGCGCGAACAACCAACAATTGCCGCTTAACGGATCTACAATGGATGAGTTATAAAATTCGGTGTTTGAGTAACGCAAAAATATCGGGATATTACTTCTTGATTTGGGCGTTCTGATTGGCGCACTCCCCGCAATGCAAAGCGGATAGGGATATTCTGTCGGCGGTACAGTCGGCAGAATAAAACCACAATAAGCACTTGAGCACACATTAGAGATACGCGTCATCACCTTAAAGCAACGGCCATCGGCGACCATGTAATAGTCAATCGGGCGAGCGTCAGCAAATAGCACAACGCCAGGCGAACGGTTAATCATTCCCGCTTGCACATCATCGCCGGCAACTAATGTCTCATTAAAAAATGTACCGCCGAAAAAGTTAAGGTTGTAAATGTCTTGCGAGATGCTATTGACGGATTCACACATCACATAAATATCTTGCTCAACTCCGGTTCCGGTAGATTTCCACACAATTTTGCGTTTAGCTTCTTCTGTTGCAGTTTTTGCTACGGTTTTGTCAAGTAGTACCGTCCACGCCTGCCCGTTAGCGACAAGCGTCGGATCGGTGGTTAAAAACTTATTGAGTATGTCAAGCAAGTCGCGTTCATTTTTTGCGGTGCCGGTTTTGTATGACATATCGTAACTCCTTAATTTAAAGCATCTTTTACGGTTTGTTTGTTGGCGCGCAGCATAGTGATGACTGCTTTGATGCCCTCGTTAGTCTTGAGCCCCGCGGTAAATAACTCAGCACTATCGACCGCAAGCGTTTGTTGTATATTGACCGGTGATGCTATAACTTGCGAGCCCGCACGACCATCGCGCAAAGAATCGCTTAAACTCGGTTCGCGGTAGCTCGGCATATCGGGGCTTGATACTAAGCCGCCGGAAGCATATTTGCCGAGTTGCCCCCGGTTAATCGCGTGCAAAAAGTCAACGCCGTAGCGCGATACCATCGCCGCTCTAACAACAAACTCACCGTCAGACAATCGTGCCGGGATAGAGTCTGACGTGCTTGTGCCGGGACCGCGAATATGTCCGCCCGTTGCTGCTGCCACTGTCCCCCCAGCTGCACTTGCTGCAGAGCCGGCAAAGCCCAACCAACCGCCAATTGCACTACTAGCTTGCATTGCTAACTGTTGCGCGGCGATTTGCGTCATGGCATTTAAAATCGTTATTGCTAAGTTTTTAACTGCGTCTTTTAACGTCATCGTGCCATTCGCAAGCCCCATCAAAGATGACTGGATGCCCTGTGTTAACCCCTCTTTAAACGCCTTTTCTAGCTCATTTCCTGCCGTTTTAAGTTCGGCAATCTTGAGCTTCATGTTTTCGAGTGAGTTTCTCGCCGCCTCGCCTTGTGCCCCTGGCATTTGTGCCAGTTTTTCAAGGACGGGGATTTGTTTTTCCAGTTCTGCGACAGTTTCGGCGTATAAAGCTTTTAATTGCTGTTGCCCCTCAAAATGGCTAATTAAGCCCACTTGCACCTGCGCTTGGATACGTTGCTCTTGGGTGCTTTGGTTTTGGTACAAGCGATTGATTTCATTCTGCACGCCGTCTACTTGTGCTTTGGCTTGCTCTAGTGGCAGGATTTTTTTGATTAGGTTAATCCCGTCCACGTTGCTGTGCTTGGTAAATTCAGCTAATAGCTTGTTATAACGTCCCTCAATGTCAGCAAGGTTGGCTTTGACCTCTTGCCCGGTTAAGCGCAAATACTGGATGTTGAGGGCTTGGTTTTTCTCGGCGGCATCGTATTCCTTGGTCTTCGTTTTTTTTGTTTTAGATTGCGCTTTACGATAGCTTTCACCTGCGGCGATTTGCGCGGAGTAAGCCAGTGCCTGATTTCGCTGTTCGTCGTTATCCCACTGATGATGATTAATGTCATAATCACGCTTGCCGCGCGCATCAAGTTTAGATTTTTCGGCTTCCGTTTGGAGTTGTTTAAGTCGGGTAGCGTTATCTTTTGAGGCTTTTGCATCATCCACTTTATTTTGCAGATCAATGACTCGATTTAAGCCGTCAATTAAAGGTTGTAACAGTTTTCCTGAGTCTCCCGCGCGTCTAGCCGCTTCAATAGCGCGCTCTTTAAACTGTTCGAGTTTTTGGGCAGCAGTTAATGTGGCGTCAACCAACTCGCCGTTTAACTTGCTTTCGAGCTTAGTGAGCTCGCCCTGCATTTCCTGCAATACACCTTCGTTTTTCTTGATGACATCACGCAATAAATCCTGCGCTTCCTGCACTTCTGGACCGCCCAAGGCTTTCAATTTTTCGGCAAGCTCACCACCGGCGGCAATGGCTTCATCGAATGCCGCTTTGTATTGCTCTTTAACAATGTTCGCCAAATCCACATTGCTATCACCGAGCTCTTTTAAATGTTTCTCAAGATTGCTGATTTGCTCATTGATTTTGTCGATTTCATCGGTGTTAATAAATCCACCGAGGTCGCTCATCATGTTTTGATGCAATAATTCGTCGCGACGGGCAATAAGTTCGTCAAGATCTTTTTTCGCATCTTCAATGACCTTTTTATTGGTATCAACCTGCATAACACGGTCTGTAAACCCGCCAAGCTCACCTAATTTAGTGCGAGCATCAATCAATCCTTGCGTTTTATCAATATTTGATTGGATGGCGTTAGACGTTTGTTGATACTGTGCCTCTAGTTCTTCTTCTTTGTTTTTTAAGTATTCGTATGCAAGATAAAGCCCGGTAATGGCAGTAATTGCCAGACCAAGCTTGCCACCTGCTAATGTCAGCAAACTTTGCCCAATTCCAGAGGCTGTAGCACTTGCCTTTGCCGTCGCAAGGTTACGATTGGCAAGGGCAAGGCGTTCTGTGGCAATGGCTTCTCGCTCAGTCGCCACCGCCATGGCATAAGCGGCTTTTGCGGCATTAGCTTCAATTTGCGCTCTAGCAATTAAACTACGGGTACTCACCGCAGTCGCCGTATTGCTCTTAACGGTTTCAATGGCAAGCTTTGTCATATTGCTGAGATAACGACCAGCAGCTGCACCGGCAACAATCAACATCACAGTACCGAGTTCATCGAGATTTTTTGCTAATGCGCTAATCGCACCAGCGACAAGGGATATCACCGGAACAGCTTTGTCGGTTTGTCCAATAAATTGTAGCCAGGCGTTACTTAATTCATTGATTGCGCGTCCGATAGTGTGTGGCATGGCGTCATATTGACGCTGTACTTCATCTCGTGCCTCTTTCATCGCACCGATAATCAGTTGTGGAGTAAGTTCTCCTGCTTCTGCCATCTTGCGTAATTCGCCACGCGTTTTACCGAGGCTCTTTTGTAAGATTTCAAGGATAATCGGCAGTTGCTCGGCAACGGAATTAAATTCCTCACCACGTAAAGTACCGGACGCCAAACCTTGCGACAACTGAATAATTGCGGCACTGGCTTCTGTCGCATTTGCGCCGGAAACCACTGTCGCTTGTTGGATGGTTTTTGTAAATTGGAGTAATTCGGCGCTATTGGCTTTATCACCCAATGCACGATAAGTGCGGGTGTAAAGCTCGGCAGAAGCATTAAATAATTGCCCTGTGTCATCGGCAATTTGCATTAACTCTTTAAAAGTGCCTTTTGCTTCGCGGTTGGAACGCGACACAAGATTAATGCGGGCTTGATAGTTTTTATATTCGTCGGCGGTGTTGGCAATACCGGTAAGACCGAGTGAAATGTTTGATAGTGCGACAATTCCCACAACTTGCTTTTTAAGTAAATCTAGTTGTTTACTGATAGATTCAACGCCTGCACGGGTTTTACCCAGTTTTTTTGTCGCTTGGCCAGCGCTTTTGCCAAGCTCATTTAACCCTTGTGCACCGCTACGCCCATTACGCCCAACAGTATTACCAGCAGTGGCAGTACGTTGCATTTCCGCTTGTAGTAATTTAAAATTTTTAACAGCACGATCCAAATCTGCTTTAACTGTCAGTGCCAGCGTTAAATTATCAGCCATGGGAGTCCCAAATAATGAAAAACGATAAATTATTGACTTATGTTGCATGGGTTATCGCGACATTGCCGATAACCGTCCCGTTATTGATGGTGTTATTTGGTGTGATTGAGCTTCGTAGTCTTATTGCGATCGTATTGTTAATCGGTGCCACCTTCGGCATTTTAAAACTGGTTTTCAAATTTCCGTTTCCTGCCGCTGTTATCGCCGTGCTGTTTCATCCGCACCGCTAACCTTTAAAACTTGACCGCTAATCGGCGGTCAATGTGTTTATATAGCTTTCCAATCCTTCTTTGCCACTATTTACCCCATAACATACATCTATTGTTCGGTCGGCTCGCGCGCGACGATAACGAATTAGGGCTTTTTCATAAAACAACAGCAACTGGCGAGCGGTATAATCAGCGAGTTCGCGATATTGATGACCGTTAGCGATTAAAAACTCTATAATTTCACCCCAGTCCACTTGGCGAGATTTGCCTTCGCCGACTTCTCGACGAGCGGTTGCACCGCCTTGCGGGTAAAAAAATCGGAATTCACACCCCACCAGATAATCAAAAGGGCTTCGCCGTCTTGGTTACCCAGACTCTCTACGAATTCAACCGGTTTATTGATTGAAATTGCTACCAACTCCATCACATTTTGATAATTTGCACTTAAACACACCATTAAATCGTCAAGCGAAAAATCCTCTTGATTGTTACCAAGACTGGCGCGCAATGCGTTTATAAACGGCATAAATTTGGCGTTATATTGCAACTGTTGCTTTAACGTGTATTCCTTGACTTCCAGTTTCTCGCCGGCAACCTCAATTTCAGCTGTCGGAAATAGAATTTCGAGTTCTTTGTTTTTATCGGTCATGACAGAGCCTTGATTCTTGAATTAAGTTCCCCGGATATTACCCGGGGAAGGGGATTATTTGCGGATTTTAATCACGCGGCCCAAACGACCTAGTGTGACGTCGCCTACTTTGGCGGTGTCGGCGAGCACGGTCGCTTTGGTATTTAGCGCATCTAACGAGTTTTCATTGTTGATGAGACTCAGCGCTTCGGTCGGAGTAAAGTTGATTTTGTATAACTCAACCACCGTCCATTCATTGTTTTCGGCTAAGTTAATGCCCTCATAGCGCAAAAACAGATCTTTCGGATTGGTGGTGAGCATAGCAATGATTTCAACCTGCCCGTATTTATACGCCACAGTATCGGTATTGGCGGCAATGTCTTTCAAAAATTCCACCGCACCAAAAATTGGCTCTACGGAGTAATCCGTACCTTCGACCAATGACCCGATTTTTACTTCGCTTACATCTTGATGTGCTAATGTAATGCGGTCCCCAGCTTTAATCACTGCCGGCAATTTTTCGCCCGTGACGCTACCGCCCGGCACTGTTACGGGTTCACCGAGCAACAACAACGCCAGATTCGCCGCGCTAAACTCATGAAATTTAGCCGATACTTCGCCTGATTTGCCGGTGATAATTTTGCGGACTTTTTGGCGGGAGCCTGAGTAAGATTCGGTGTGTTCAAAACTTTCTACCGTTAATGAGATAGATAGTTCAGATACATCACCCACCCAGCGTTGCGCGCCGATATTGCCCGTCGCGTCACGTACGGCAAGATAGAGTTTCCCTTGGCCGTAAGAATACGTTTCAACGTGTGCCATTATTGTTCTCCTTGATTTTGATTTTCGGTTTCGCCGTCGGCGGACGGCGGATTTTCGGCGTTGTCGCCTGGCTGTTGTTCGGATTGCGCGGACTGTTCTGAGGCCACTTGCTCAGTCGGCTTATCAGATTCATCCGATTTTTTCACCGCACTTTTTCCGCTCACACCGATTTGATGACGGATGAGATACGCCGCGTCAGCGTCTGTTACCTCAATCACATCACCTGCGGCATAGCTAATACCGGCGTGGACATGCGGTTGGTTTAATTTAATTTGCTTCATCGGTTTCTCCCTATGATGATTTTGGTTTGGTAGGTCTCCATCCAAACGAGATAAGAGTTGGTATAGTCCACAATGTCGCCACGGACAAAAAAGGTTTCTTTTGCACCCGGCACCGGTGGGCGCCAACCCATTAACTGCTCGCGGATTTTGCCGATAACCGGATTACTTACGCTCAAATGCGGCGTCTCAATGTTGTACTGATACGACTGCACAATCACGATGACCGAAAAGCTCACGGTGACCATTTGACGTATCGCCACATCATTGAGCGTTCCCACCTCGCCGTTTGGCACAACAAACACCGCAGGCGTTGCCAAACCTGCCAAACTCACATCACTGATAGAGCGATATTCAGCGGTAGATCCCAACGTGTGGATGTAGTCCGGTTGTAGGGGTTTGAGCTGCTCAATCACATGCTTAATGTCAAACGGTCCGTATTGCATTAGTAATCCTTCAAGGTTTCAGCAGTAAACACGCGGTCGCGTTTGGTAAATTTCGGATAACCGGAGGCGGGCACAAGCTCATCTTCAAAGCCAAGAGAAAACTTACCTTCCGCAACCAACTGCAACAATTTGAGCGTATCCCGATAGTCGCGCACGATAGGGTTATCCGCTTCTTTTGCCGGCAAATGCTGATGCAGGTAATAACGGACCAGACTGCGCGCCCAGGTGGTTAAAATGCGCGGCATTTGCTTAAACGGCAACTTATAGCCACGTTGACGCAAATAACCATCAATTAACGCACTTGAGTCGGCAATCACCTCTTCGATGCGTGTGATTGCCTGTTGCGCTTTTTCAACCGCTACCGGTGGTTCACCGGCGACATCTTCGCCGTCAATGATTTTGCCGATAATGCGCCAGTCGGCAGGTGGTTGCCCCACCTGCGCGGTAACTTGCGCCAGCTCCATCACGCCCGGCTTCTCGCCTAATTGTTGCAGTGTGATATACATTGCGGCGACCTTACGCGATAACGTTTTTAAGGAAGAAGCCTAAATCCTTCGCGGTGATCAACTCCTTAACGGACTCGCCGACGCGGTGACGATTGCCGCCACGGTAGCCGATGTCGTTATCAAAGATGGTGCGCACTTCGCGGGTACCAAATTGGGCGGTCAAGCCAAAGGTAGTGCCGTGTTGGGTGTCGGCTAATACATCACGATAAATCAATGAGCAGTGACCACCCCAAGCGTTAGCCAATACCGGCTTTTTCGCCTGATTCACGGTATTAACCAACGTCTGACCAACTAAGATTTGGTCGAGCTCAAACAACTCTCGCAAAAACTCCAACGGCACTAAGCCGGAATCACCCAACGTACCGTTATACGCTTTGATGATTTTCTTGTTGGTGCGTAACGCAGTCGCCGCTTTTTGCCCTAACACCATGATATTTGGTCGCATAATTGGCGCATCCAATGCTTCCAACAGTTGACGGATTGGATCGGAATCATCATGTGTCCACTGGTCGTTACCGGACAAGGTTTTGACATTGCCGTTGACATACGATTTTTCGTTAAACACCAAGCCTGCGGTGCGGATTTCGCGCGCCAGCTCAATCAAGTTAATGGTTTGCTCTACGGCACGACCGTCCGGATCGTAATTTGCCGGCGCGTTTTTCGCGTCAACGACAGGCACCGGCGCATCTAATGCGTGGTCTTCGGTGGAGGCGGTTAATTCGGTAGCGCTAAATTCCACTTGGTTTGGGCGTGAGGTACGACCGACAATGGTTTTAGGTACGGTAAAACCTTCGCCCAAATCATGTTGCAAATATTTAAATTCTTGCTTGCCTACATCAGTGCGGGGTAACACATCATCGGCAATCATGCGGCGGTTGCGGTAAGCAATCGCAATGGCGGTTAAAACCGGATTAACCGGAAAATTTGCTTTACTCATTTTTAATCCTTTTTCAATAGGTGAAAATTAATTACAGTTTTTGCTTAATTTTGATGACCGGGTTATTCGGCGGCAAAACCCGGTGTGATGTACAAGGAGCCAAAATCACCTTCCTCGCCGTCTTCTTCGGCAAAGCCAATGTAGGCTTGTTTGGCGGTGGCTTTCACGGCTCGACCTTGCTCGTCGGTTGTTAATGGGTCTCCACGTTTGATGTCGGCACCGTACATTACCGGATACAAACCGCTACGCACTACATCCACATGTTCGCCCGGGTCTTTCGGCACGCGGGTGGAAATACCGATTAACTTATCGGTGGCGGCGGTCGCTTGTTTTGCACCGTCTTTGTCTTCACCAAAGGCAACAATGCGATAACCTTCGATTTTGCCTTCAGTGACGTAGGCGGTGATTAATTCAGGGGTGTTGCTCATTTTTGTGCTCCTTTCATGATGTGATTAACGGCATCGGTCATTGAGATTTCAACGCCCGCTTTCGCTTGTTCCGCTTGATACGCGGTGGCCGCTTTGGCGATAGACGCACCGTCGGCAAAGTCCACCGCGTCTTTGTCTTTTTCGCCCGGCTCGCCGGATTTTTCCGAAAAGTCCACCGGTTTAGCGTTGAGCACGTCTTTTAATACGTCGATGGACGATTTAGAGACGGTTTGATTGCCGTCAGAAAATGACACCGGCGCGTTGCCTAATTGCACCATCACTTCAACCAAACCCGCTTTATGTGCTGGCAAGACCTTGCCCGCTTTCACTAAGCTATCGGCAAAATCAGTGGCTTCTTTTTTCTGTTTTTCCGTTTCCGCTTTGGCCTTTTCGTTCTCAGCGGCTTTGACTTTATCTTCGCGTTCCGCAATAGCGGCTTCACGGGCGGCAAAGTCGGCTTCTTTTTTCGCCACTTCATCGGCTGCCAATTTTGCGGCGGCGGCTTCAATCGCGGCTTTTTGTTCTGCTTCTGTCATGGTTTTCTCCTGTGTTGATGGGTTAGCAGAGTCGGATTCGTCAAAGGCAAAGTCGGCAAACGCATTGTCGCCGCCTTCGCTTTGCGCAAAGTTCACGTCTGCCAAGCCTTTAACAGCGGGCGGCACTGCGCCCAAAAAGCCCACATGACGTAAATAATGATGACCGGGTTTAGGGTTGCCGGGAGTCTCCGGCAGAAAAATGGATGCACTACGTTTTTTATAACGTCCTGCATTCACCGCCTCGGCGAAGGCTGCGTCAACTTGTCCCACGTGGGCGTAAAGTATGCCGTCCTCCACACTGGTCTGTTTCACCCAGCCGTAAGCCGGGGCGGTGAGATTGGGGTGACCGATAACAATCGGCGATTCGAAAAGTTTTGGATCGTATTGTGCACTTAAATCATTTAAATCAGCTTGAGAAAAGCTAATTTCGCGCCCGTCCATTGCGGTATGGGTGCCGACGCGCATAATTTCCATTTTGGTGAGTTTCACTGGCAAATAACCTCGGATGTGTGTTTTATGGACACAGTATGCCGAGGGTGTGAAATTTTGTATTTTTTCCGCGTTTGGAATTATTAAATGGGGTAATTTTGCAAAGGCAAGATTATTTAGAGGGGGATTATCGTTTCTAGCGTGTTTATAAACGTTTATAAACACGCTAAAACGAATTTGAGCTATAACTTATCGAAGTTACGATTAAAACGCTAATACGCGCGTTTTATACGTTAAATTCGTTTTTTAGGTGTTTCCGGGCAATTTCAATTAATCGTTGCTCATCGTCTGCTGACAAGCCGAGCCATGGGCGGGCAGGAATCGTTACGCTTTTCATCGGGCGTCCCTGTACGTTTAACGCCTTGGCATTTTTTGCGGTGATCGTTCCGCCGAATTGGTGGATTGCGGCATAAGGGCGGTCAGAGCCAAACACCACGCCAGTATCGCTTGCCTGGTAGCGCAGTGTACCACGCAAATGTCCGTCAAGGGTTAAAATTTTGTCGGCGTTTTTCTTTTTAGTGTCGCGATACCAATCCTGCAAAGGCGCCCAAGGCGTGCCGTCCGGAGCTTTCTGCGCAACAAACCGGGCGAAATGGATTGCCAGCAAATCTTCCCCCATCTCGGCAAACATCAGCTTCGG